CGTCTGCTTGTCGAACGCGAGGACCGCGATCTTCTTGTTCAGCGCCACCTCATGCCTCCTTGTCGGACGACTTCACGCGTTCGGCGAGGCCGACCGCCTCGAGCTGCTCGAGCTGCTCCCGGTTCGCTTCCTTCGCCTCGTGCACTCCCTGCTTGAACTCGGTGTCCGGCCCAAACTGGTTCGCCACCGACACGTCTTCCTTGACCTTGAACTTGGACACTTGCGACCTCCTCAGCTCAGCAGCGATTGCACGGTCACATCGACGAGCACCTGGCACGCGCGCCCGAAGTCCCCCATCGCAGCCATGACCCGGTGCCGCGTCACTTCGCCCTGGAACACGGTCGCGTTGGCCCCGGTGCCGAGGGTGAAGTCCTCGCGGACAGCGAGCTCCACCTCACCGGCGAGCTCGAGCGCTCGGTCACGGTTCTCGCGGTAGTCGAGCGCCTCGAGGTTCACCCACACGGCGACCGACAGCGTGATCGTCTCGGCTTTCTGCCCGGTCGCTCCGATGGTCGTTTCCCACGTTTGATCCGACTCGGACTCGCCTGGAATCCAGACGTGCTGCTTCTGCAGGTCGCCGCCGGGGTGACCGAGCGTGAGCTCGACCTTGGCACCGGGAACCTCGGGCAGGTTCCAGACCCCGCCGATCGCCTGCCGCGCGGTCAGCAGGTCGAACAGGGCGTCCTCAGCGGCGCCGATGCGCGAGGTCTTCGCCATCAGTCCGACATCGCGGCCTGGTGGTCACGGAGGACCGTGTCCACCTCGCCGATCCCGGTGGGCAGGGTCGGGGCGCGGAAGGTCTGCGTCATGCCGTCGACCGACATCTGCGAGATGTTCGGCGGGATTCCCGAGCGGTCACCGAGCAGGCGCGCGCGGATCGCCGTCAGCGCCGCTTCGCGGATGTCCGAGTCGGGACTGTCGAACCCGTGCTCGTAGATGATCTCGACGTTACGATAGCCCGCCGGGAACGATGACGACGCGATGATGAACCCGGCCGACCCGTCGTCCTCGTACAGGTCCCAGGTCGTCGTCGTCTGCGCGACCCCGTCGAACTTCGCCGAGATGATCGTGCGTGGCCGGTTGTGCCGGAGTTTCAGCCTGCTCGACCCTTTGCCGTCGAGCACGTCGCGCGCGTACCGCGGGACGAACGCCACGCCGCAGAATCGCTCGGCCTTGTCCTCGAACCACTGGCGGGCCTCGGCGAGCTTGGCGTTCGGAAACAGCGACACGTTCGACAGCGAGTCCTCGGCGCGGATGTCGGCGAGCGCGACGTAGTACCCACCGACGACCTCCACGAACGACGTCTGCCGCTGCACGACGCCGCCGAAGGTGCCCTCCCAGACGAGCTGGAACCGCTCGAGCACCGACTGCGGTGCCAGCGTGTAGACGTAATGCCCGGTCGCGCCGGGGGTCGTGGCGGCGTCGGTGGCGAAGATCGTTCCATCAGCGCGGAAGATGTCCACGGTGACGGCCGCGTCAGCGTTGGTCGGCGTCGTGCCGACGTAGAACACCACCTCGGGCTGCGCCCGGGTGTCGCGCAGGACGCGCTGAACGGTCACCTATCGGCCTCCCCCGGCCATCCTCGGCCAGCGTGGGTGAGCATCGTCGCGACGAGGTCCCATATCGAGCCCTCGAGGCGCGGGTAGTCCTGCACGACCGACGAGCCCACGAGCTTGTGGGTCGTCTGCGGGTGGTCGAACGTCGAGCGAGGGTTCGGCTCGACCTCCCAGTACGAGTGGAACGACCGCAGCGGCAGCCCGGACTCCTCGGGGTTCAGGTGACAGATGCGGCCATGCGCGACGAACTCGGGCGTGGCGTCCTCGTCCTCGAGCCAATCGACCGTGATGCGCCAGACCACCTACCGCTGCTCGCCCGGCGCTGCGGTTGCCGACTCGACCTCAGGTCGATCGACGTCGTCCATCCGCTCGAAGAACTGCGGGTACGCCTTGACCGCCGGGTGCGAGCCGCGCACGAGCTCCCCCTGCTTCATGGAACCCGAGAACCCCTTGCTGTCGGCGTGGAACCCGCCCGGCTCGCTCACGCGGTACCAGTCACTCGACGAGCGCCGCTGTGGCGATCGCCGCCGAGCGGTCGTCTTCTTCGCTGTCGCCATGCTGCCTCCCTTCGGGGCGGGCAGGGACCACCCTGGCCCCTGCCCCAGATGCCCCGGGTCTCGGTGTTACGTCTGCAACGTGCGGAACGCGGCGGCGTTGATGACCTTCGACCCGTTCCTCCACAGGAAGTAGAGGCCACGCTGGCCGGTCGGGAAGTGACCCGTGCCGACGAGGTGCGGGATCAGGTCCGCCGTCATGCCGATCCGGTCGACGATCGTGAAGTACGGGTTGAACTGACCCATCACGAGGATTTCCGAGCCGGTCGTTAGGACGGCGTCCATCGCCGAGTTTTCGTACGTCGGGTACGCGAGGATGCCATAGCCCACGTTCCCGGGCGTCGGCACCTGATTGTTCAGGCCCTGCCCGACGCCGGGGTACGGGAGCCAGTTGGCAGCCCCACCCGCGGAGTCGAACTGTCGGACCTTGTTCAGCACGAAACGGTTGCCCGTGATCGACGCCCGCGGCCGGAACCTCGGCGGCAGCGCCTCCTCGAGCTTGTACAGGTCGGCGACGACGAACGCGCCGGTCGTGGTCGTGATGACCAGCGTGGTCGCGCCGACGATCAGCCCGAAAGGCTCGTTCGTGCCCGTACCGAGGGTGAACTTGTTCGACTCGAGGTCGTCCTTCGCGTCTGCGACCTCAGAGAGCATCTCGGTCTCGACGGCGCCCCAATCCTGGTCGACCTCGATGGAGAACGGGACGAACGCCTGCGCCCGGTGAGCGTCGATCGTGGGCTGGGCGAGGGTCGGCGTGTTGTCCGTCGCCTCCGTACCCTCTGCCGCGTACGCCGCGGTGATGCCAGCGGACGTCGCCCCGCGCCAGTTCTTCACCGTGGTCTGGATCACTCGCGAGATCGCCCGGTAGGGGTTCACCGTCGAGTTTGAAATCGGGATCACGGTGGGGTCGAGCTGGAACGGGACGGGCAGGCCGGTCGACGCCAGGGTGAACGCGCGCTGCTCCCACCCCTTCGCCTGCTGGATCGAGTGAGCCTCGGCAGGGCTGTGCATCGCTGGCGCCGGTGAGGACATCGCGAACTTCGCGAACGCCCTGCGGTACGTCGGCGACCCGACCGCGAGGAAGTAGCCCGCGAGCCGCCCATCACGGCCGAACTCGCCCTGCACGTCGTCGTCGGAACCCTCGATCTTCTCGACGAGTCCGAGGACCGCCTGCTGCGCGTCCTCCCGTGTCACGCCCCGGCCGGGCGGGATCGGGAACGACGTCGACTCGACGGCGCGCTTGAGCCCGTCTCGGAGCAGCGACGCTTCCTGTCCTTCGGTGTGGGCGGCCTTGCGGTACCCCGCGAGGTCGAACACGTCGTCGGGTAGCTTCGGCCCGGGCCTCCGCTCGGACACGGTACGGATGGCGTTGTCGGCATCCTCGACGCCCTTGCGGTCCTCAGCCGCCTGGGCCACCTTCGCCTCCCGCTTCCGCAGGTGATCTCGCCGCGTGGCGATCGCAGCCTCTTCCTCCTCGAGCTCGTCCCATTCGGTCTGCACGGTCGGCGGGAGGTCTGTCCCCGCGTACTCGGCGTGCAGGTACGCGAACCGCTCTCTGATCTCGTTGGCGCGGTGCGCGAGCAACTCGAGCGTGTTGAATCGCTCGATGTCTGGCATCTGTTCCTCCTTCGTCTCGTCCGGCTTCGGCTCGGACTCAGCCTTGGGAGGCTTGTCGCCCTTGCTCTTGTCCGCTGTCGGGATGTCGGCGGTTGTCAGACCGCGTCGGTAGTCGATGATGGCGGCGAGCCGCTTGGGATCGGCCGTCAGCTCGCCGAACAGGTACTCGTCGGTGAGCGAGCGGACCCCCGCCGTCGCGCCCTCATACTGCGGGAACGTGACGGGACCGAACTCGCCGACCTCGGCCTCCTTGACCGTACGCTCGGGGAGCCCTTGAGGGTTGTGGTCGGACACTCCGGGCTCCTCGACCCACTCCTCGCGCAGGACGCGGAAGCGATAGGACGATCCGTACACCCCGGCGCGCAGTCCCTCCATCACCAGCGGCGGCACCGACGGGAACAGACCGACCTCGTAGGCCACGCCGCGATCGTCTTCCCCGAGCTCGTCGATGGTGCCGAGCACCTTGTCACCGAGGTCCGGGTCGCTGCCGTGGTTGAGCGTGACCTTCATACGGTCCCGGTTCGACTTGATCGTCTTCTCGAACGCGCCCTTGGCGTTGCGCTCGAGGAAGTGCCCCTCCCACATCGAGTTGACCTCGGTCCACTCGTCGAAGACAGCGAAGTGACCGGCGAGCACGGGCTGCCCCGCCCCCGCGTCGCGGACCTCGTACCCGGTCCCCGGAGCGATCGCTCGGACGAGGTTCTCGCGGGGAGGCCGACCGACGTGCTGCTTCTGCATGACCATCTGACTCTCCTTCACTCGCTATTCGACGGGCGCCAGGGCATCGGGGACCTTCCCGTTCCCGGTCGGGGGTTCGACGGTCCCGGCGGGCTGCAACTGCACCGAGAACAGCTTCGTGTGCTTGAGCAGCGTCCAGTCGTTCGACGTCACGGCCTCGGTGACCGAGTCCGGCTCGTATCCCGCGTCGATCAGTTGCTTCATGGTCGAAGCGGTCGCGACCTGAATCTCGGCCAGGTCCTTACGGTCCTCCTGCAGGAAGGCGATGTCGCGCTCGTCGTACCACAGCTCGGCCCGACCGGCGGTCACTTGGGGCGTGTTGATGATCCACTCGAGCGATCCGGCGACGTTGCGCCATAGCGGCCGCATCGTGAGGTCCGCGAACCGCCGACGGGCCTGGCCGTAGTTCGAGTACGTCGCAGCCTGCAGACCCTCGGACGAACCGATTATCACCGGCGGAACACCCGCGGCCATACAGATGCGCGTTTCCCCGGCACCTTGGACGGCCTTGAAATCCGACTGACGCAGGGTCGACCCGATGACGTCCGGGTCGAAGCCGGACTGAACGAACCACGCCTTGCCAGCGTTGGCCGCGTCCTCGTGCCCCTCGCGGTACATCTTCACGACGGCGTCGAACAGCTCCTTCGTCACCGTCGCGTCAGCCTTCACGATCATGTTCGGCGTTCCGCCCTGGCGGAACATCGAGTCCTTGTGCGATGTCGCGGCGGCATCCGCGTCGACCTCGCGCAGGACCGGCGTCAGCCACGACATGCCGCGTCGCGGCGACAGCGGATCAGGCAGTGGTGCGAAGTGCGCGACCTGCTCGACAGGGAACCTGCGCACCTCGTTCCCGGCGCCCGGGCCGCCCGGCTGGTACAGGTAGCCCTCGAGCCGCGTCTCCGGCTCCCAGGGGTCGCCGTCGTACACGAGCGAGACCCAGTCCGGCCGCAGGCGTGCGAGCTGCTCGCCCTGCAGTCTGATGAACGAGTTGCCCGCGAAGTCGGCGTCCAAGATCATCCGCGCGAGCAGGTCCCCGGTGGTCCCTCCGGGCCAGGGATCGTTCAGCGGTTGCAGGTCGGTGGTCCCGAACAGTTGCCCCGGACGCCCGTTCGTCATCTTCCGCCACTGGAACCGCGCCTCGGTGAACAGCATGAGCCGCGCGAGCTCGCAGGCGAACACGACGCCGTTGCCCTGGTAGGCGCCGCGGACGAACGACTCGAACCCCGAGCCGACTTTCTCGACGTCATTCTGCAGCGAGCCGCCGTGGAGCTGGTACGTGTTCCCGCCGAACGCCATGAGCGTGTCGTTGATCCAGTCCTGCAGGCCGTACCTCTGCTCGACCTGGGGCATGGGCCTCCACATCCAGCGGTCGAGGCGCTCCATCAGGCCCATGCCATCATCGGCTCCCTCTCGACGCCGATCTCGGCGGCCGCGGCGTTGTGCACCATCGCGGCGGCGACGAGCGCGTCGATCACCCTCATGTCTTGATTCCCGCCCTCGCGTGTCTGCGACGGCCGGTCGAACCGCGTCCCCTCCGCGCGCACCTTCGCGACGGCGTTGAGGACGTGGCGCGTCAGCTTCGGGTCGCCGGTGTGATGGAGCCACCCCTCGCGCAGAGCCTCCATGAAACGCCCGTAGTCGAGCTCGGCCATCTTCGGCGACTGTTGCCACGCGACCACCCGAGCGCCGAGCTCGTCCGCGATCCAGACCGCGAGCTGCTCGGCGCGGGTCTCGTCCATCACGACCGTGTGGATCGGGTTCCGCGCGTGCAGTCGGCGCAGCGCGTCCTCGACGAGGCTCGGCTCGAGGGATGTCCCGTCCCGCGGGGGCACGAGCACGTCGGCGGG